ACAGTTGCGGCTGATGGTGATACTGGTATGGCAATATCTAGAAATGCTGCCGGAGTCAATTCTAATTTACATGAAAAATATTTTATATTAGAAGATGAAGTCGGAACCGTTGGATTTTGGTTTGATATTGATGCTGCTGGAGCAGGAACTCCTACAACTGGTGCTGATAGAGACTTAAAAATAAATACAGTCGCTTCGGCTGATGTTATTGGTACCGTAGGAACTGCTATTTATACTGCAGTAACCGGTGATTCTAAATTTGAAGCTGGAACAGATGATCTTGGTGGAAACTTAACTATAAGAAATGCTTTCTCAAAAGCAGTTTCTGGTCAAAGTGCTGGTGATTCTCCTTTAGTAGTTGTTGAAGGTGTTGCCGGTGTTGATTCAGATTATGACGGTTTATATTTTATACTCGAAGACGAAGTTGATGATGTGGCTTTTTGGTTTGATGCAGATAATCGTGGAACTGTAGAACCTGCTCATGGTGCAGCTCGTTCAATAGAAATAGATACAGTTACAATTGGTATGGCACGAGGTGCTATAGGAACAATTATTTACAATTTTGTTATAGGTGATGCTAAATTCGCAGCTGATAATGATGATTTAAATGGTACTTTACGTGTAGTTTCATCAACTACCGGAGTAAAAGATGATGGTAATGCTGGAACTTCAGGATTAACTGTTAATGAAAATACTGCGGGTGTAACTGATAATTACGACGGTACTTTTTTCCTTTTATATGATGACGTTGGTAGTGTTGGATTTTGGTTTGATGTTGATAACTCTGGAACAGGAACACCTGGATCTGGTGCAGCAAGAGAAGTTGAAATCACAACAGTTACGACTGGTATGACGAATATTCAAGCTGGATCCGCTATTTATTTAGCAGTAATAAATGAAGCTGGTGCGAAATTTGCAGCTGGTGCAGATCCTAGTACTGGAACTGTTACAGTTCAATCTTCAACTTATGGAGTAAAAGTAACTGGAACAGATGAAACTAGTCCAATGACAGTTTCTTCAGATACTGCTGGTGTAGATTCTAATCTTGATGGTAAATACTTTGTACTTCAAGATGACGCTGGTTCAGTTGGTTTTTGGATTGATGTAGATGATTCTGGAACAGGAGCCCCTGTAACTGGAGCTACTCGCGACGTTGAAATAAATACTATAAATTCAGAAGATGGACTTGCTGCTGTAGCAACAGCAATTTATGGAATAATCGACGGTGATGGAGAATTTGATGGAGTTTCAGATATTGCTGGAACTATCATATTTGAAAATGCGGTTGCTGGAGTCAGACCGGATATCTCAGCTGGAACTTCTAATTGTACTGCTAGTGTAGTTCAACAAGGTTCTGATAATTATTCAGAAACTTACTTTTTACTTTATGATAAAGCTGGATCAGTTGCATTTTGGTTTGATATAGATAATCTTGGACAAGCAGAACCAGATGGTTCAATTGCAGCAAACAGATCAATTAAAATTGATGATGTTCTTTCTGGTATGACTGCCGGTCAAGCTGGAACTAAGATATATGATCAAATTTGGGGTGATACTAAGTTCGTAGCAGTCTCAGATAATGCCGCTGGAACAATAGTAGTTGATGCTTCTGAAACTGGTGTAATATCTGATATTAATGCTGGAACTTCAGCAATTACGGTTTCAGTTTCAGTTCAAGGTTTAGATGCTTTAATAGATGGACAATATGTACTTCTTCAAGATGAAATTGGATCGGTAGCCTTTTGGATTGATGTAGATGATGCTGGAACTTCTGAACCAGCAGGTTCAGCCGCAGCAGATAGATCAGTTGAAGTTACAACTATTACTTCTGGTATGACGGTATTACAAGCAATTACAGCTTTGTATACTAAAATTTTACTTGATGCGAAATTTGTAGCTGGTATAGATTCAGGCGGTGGATTTTGTTTGGTTAACTCTTCAACGGGTGGACTTAGATCCCCACAAGTTTCTTCTGATATAGGTGTTTTAGTAGTTACAGATAGTGTGGTTGGTGCAGACGATGGTGGAACAATATCAGATGATTCATCTTATATTTTAAGAATCGCATTAGCTAGATCCTCAACTGAACAATATTACTTAGAAATTAAAGCAGCAATTGAAGCTGGATCAGGCACAAGCCTTTCAGTTGAAGCTTTAAGATCTTTAAAGATAATGTTAGCGGATAAAAAAGCTAATGTTGAAGTTGCAGCACTTTACGCATAATCTTAGCTGAATATAAACAATTAATAAAGGGTAGTGTAAAAACTACCCTTTTTTTATAGCTAATGTTTCAGGCTCACCCTGTTGTGCCTAGGTACACCTAAACCTTGGGGTAAATATAACGTCCTACTAAGCATTGTCGATTCAATACTAACCATCCGAGATGTGCCATTCGCCTTCGGATTTTTCCGATCGTCATCAGCATCGCTATATTAATTTCATTATATAAATAATAATATGTAAAGTACACAACTTTTTATAAGTTGTTGATATAGTTTATGTTTTTATGTTATCTGGTGTTTAACTTATTTTTTTGAGATAATTAAGTTATATGACCTATATTACAAAGGAAATTTGAGATGGCGATGAGTAAATCGGAATATTTAGCATTAATAGAAAAACTTAGTGATATTCATGCAGATGTTAAAGTTAATCAAAATGAAATTAAACATATAAAAGAAGATGTTTCTAAAAATACCAATGTTCTAGAAAAGCACGAAAAGAATTCCTTAACTAATACCCAAAGACTTGAGATTGAAAAAGAAGAACGTAAAGAATTATCAACACACGTAAGTAATATTAATGATAGAGTATCTAAATTAGAACTTCCAAAAAAAGCATTTAAATATATATATAAAATCATACTAACTATAGGCGTGTTGTCTGGCGTCGCTTATGGTATTGTGAAGTTATTTAACATAAACCTTTTCTAGTCCTTAGTTTACCAACCAATCTTCAATATGATATAATTAACTATAATCTATAGTAATATGGAGTAATATATGATAAAAGGTAGAGTATTAAATAGTGGTGCAGTTCTTAATAATTTCGTAGAGATAGGCGCCTTAGAATTTGTAGCTGGTGAAGAGCTTACGTTCGTTGTTAGATTACATGATGATCAGTTAGATTTAAGATATGTTCCAGTTTCAACCAATATTATTACAGCAACTTTCAACAAGTCAGATGGAACCACTTTTGATGTGGTAGGATCAGCTAATACGGATGATCGTTCAATCGTAACATTTTCAATAACTGAAGTTCAAACTGCAACACTTTTAGGTGGTAGTGTAAAACTGTCTTTAGATCTATTAGGTGATGCTACTAGTATTAAAATCGGAGTCGTATCTAACGGACTAGCTAGAATTATAATCGACGACAACTGTTAACGGAGAATTAATATGTCAGTTCAAGGATCAAACGAAGGAATAAAACGTTGTAATAAAGTCAGTAAAAGAATAGAACCTTTAATAGATGTTGATAGACTTCAAAATCAATATTTATTTGGCATTAAAATTAAAGACGACGAAGGAAACGAATTATCGCCAGAAGCATATCAACAATTCATAGATAACGCAGTAAGCATGGTTGAGCATTTTTTAGATATCGCAATAACCCCCGTAATCGGTGAAATCGAATATAAAGATTATCATTACAATGCTTATACTGATTGGGGATATATGTACTTAAATAACTATCCAGTAATTAGACTACAATCTTTGGAGATGGTGTTTTATAAAGATGAAGACGGTGACGATCTTTCGGTTCAAGAAATACCTGATAATTGGATTAGATTACAAAGACATGATGGAATCATTAGGTTAGTTCCTAACGCTAGATTTCCAGCGAGCTTACAAGTGGGAGCGCATGGATTTTTTCCTGAACTACTCAGATCAACTATTATACCTCATGCTTGGAAAATAACGTACGACCACGGGTTTGAGGATGGTGCTGTTCCTTCAGCTATAAATCATGTTATCGGTATGTTATCAGCTATTCAAGCTTACATAATCGGTGGTGGTTTAGTTATAGGAGCTGGTATCGCGAGTTCTAGTATAGGTTTGGATAGTTTAAATGAAGCGATCAACACGACTCAATCAGCTGAAAATCATGCATATTCTGCTCAAATGAATAACTATAGAGATCTTGTATTTGGTAAAAATAAAGACGAGCCAGGTCAGATTGGTTTACTTAAGAAATACTACAAAGGTCAAGACTGGGGAATTTTTTAAAGGAAATTAACAAATGTCTGATAAAATCGCAAAATTCAAAAAAAGAACAAAAGAACATATATCCAGAGTTGCAGAAAATTTAAAATATCTAGGTACTGTTACTGATCTAGATTCAAACAAATTAAATAAATTCGGAAAAAATCACGATTACACTAAATTTCAAAAAGACATGATCGAACCTTATTCTAATATTAATGAATACTACGCGCAATTAAAAGCTGGTAAGAAAGTTGAGCGTCCAAAATCAGTAGATTCAGCTACTGAGTATCATATAACTACCGAGCGTCACCATCCTGAATTTCATAAAAATATAAATAATATGAACGATTATGATTTAGTTGAGATGGTTAGTGATTGGGAAGCGATGTCTCAAGAACTAAACGGATCTACTAGAAAATGGGCTGAAGATAACATCGGGAAACGTTGGAAATTCAATAAAAGTGTTATAAATAAAATATATAATTTTATAGACTTATTTGAAAATAAGGAACTAATTATGGTAAAATCATTGATTGATAAATTAGAAAAAGGTGGTCAGGGTTCAGGTCCTAAGAAAGGAGTTCCCAAAAACAAGTTCTATTATGATTCTAAAATCTCAGGTGTTGAAGTTAAAATACGTCAAGCTAAGAAAGACTCTAAACCTGTGGATGAACTACAAGCTTTATTACGACACTACCAAACTCAAAAAAGAGTTCAGATAGAATCAAATCAAAAACGAATAATAGGTAAAGGTGGTCCTGGTTTAGGTAAGAAAGGTCATAAAACAGATAAATTATCTCATGTAGCTATTACTTCTTCAGGTAAAAGAATCTTTAATGAGCATGATCCAGACGATCATACTGGATTTGAAGTAGACGATCATAAAGAAGCTATGAACTTTCACTATGATGTCGCTAAGAAAATAAGAGAAAAGATCGAAGAAAAACGATCAGCTAACCCTCAATATAAAGTTCCAAAACAAGCTGATGATTTCGTAGATCATCATTTTAAACAAGCAAAAATACACCAATCTCATATGGGTAGATTGATGGACCGAGATGATGTCAAAAAGAAAGTCAAAAAATCAGAAATGGACATGGATCATAATGGAACCACAATTGAAACTTCTGATTACTCTAAAGAACTCGACTCATCTTCAAGTTCTAAATACCTTAAAATTATAGAAGATATCATGGAAAACTACGATTATGGAGACGAACCTAGAAAAATCTCGTTAGATAACAACTGCGTGTTAACTCTTAGTAAAATAGATCACGGGTTATATTCTGGATTCGTTACAAAACATCCAGAAAACAAAGACGGTTTATCTGAGATGATAACCAGAATTGAAAAAATGACTATTCCAACAATGATTCAGTTCTTGAAAGCTAAAGAAGTTATTGATATGATAGAAGAAAATGAAGCTCAGAATTTAATAGAAAAGCTAGAACCTCATATAGAAGATGAGTTAATGATTACTGAGCCAAACTCTAATAAAGTTCGTGTATTAGAATTAATTAAGGACATATTAAATGGCTAATGATAAAAAAGATTTATTAGAAAAACTTCAGAAATCGATATCTCCTATTAAACCTATAGTTCCAATCTTTAAACCTGGAGATAAACCAAAAGATCCTCCTACTCAACTAGATGATATTATTAAGAAAGCTGAAAAGCTAGTAGATATAGAGAACCTTATAGATGTTCTACAAAAAGGAAAACGAGCAAAGATAGGTGAAGTTCGCACTTGGCGCTATGGTACATTTATCAAACATCCAGACGGATGGGTCAAGATCGATGGTAAGCATCACGGTAAACTTATGGGACAATATAAAGTTGAAGCTAAACCGGAACATAAAGCATATGCTACTAACGCCAAACCCTCCGATGTGGATCCTGCGAAGGTGATCACAGAGATTAAAGTTACAGCCAAAGAAGGCCCTCTTGATATTACTGATGAAGCAAAAACTGGTTTTGATTCTAAAAAAGTGGTTGATGAAGTTAACGAAATTCAACAAATTAAAGAAACTATTAAAAAAGAGACTACAAAAGATCCTGTTATTAAAAAAGATGATATTGAAGCTTTACAAATAATGCGATCATATGGTATCGATCCTTTATCTAGTACTGAAAATTTCTATGATGCTGTTTCAAACGTACCTAACAATTCTGATTTTAGAAAAATATGCGCTACGAGATTACATTTAAAAATTGGAGTTCGGTTAAAAGGTTCTTGGAAACGGGATATGGTAAATATAATTAAAAATATGGAAACCATAGCAATTACATTACCTCCTGGACATATTATAAAAAATAAGTATTTAAAAACATTTGAAAATCATAGTACAAAACGAAAAAATAAATATGCATTTTATAATGAGGGTCATAAAACTATAAGTTTATCTGATATATGTTATAATCTTGGAAAAATGAGTGGAGATCTTGAAGATATACATAAGTTTAAAGCGGTTGTAGGTCATGAAATGGGACATGCTGTTTCTAGAATAGTTAAAAGTAAAAATCCGGATTCCTATTATAAGATAGCTGAACTTGCCGGATGGAGTAAAAAGCAAGCCGATATGTATGCTACTGGAAAAATGCGAGCTATACCTAGAGACTTAAATTCTGCAAGTTTACTTAGATCATATTCTAAAGTGTCTGCTGAAGAAAACTTCGCAGATATATATTCATCTTATATATTAAATAAAGAAACTATAGATGATCATATTAAAAGAGATGAATCTTACGGATTAGCTATAACAAATCGAGATGGTAGTAGGAATTCTGTAAGTTTTGAAGTATTTAATATGTTTAAAGTTATGAAAAAAGATATTTTGAAAATAAAAAATAGCTAAGTCGTTACTAGAAGGAGATCTAAATGGAATCTAATATACTTTATGAACATGCCGACTATTGCCTCAGAGCTTCACTTTATTGTACTGGTCAAGAACTTCAAAATAAACTAGGTTATGGTCCAATATTATTTGATATGGAAGGTGAGTGTAATCCTGAAGGTTTATGGGCTAGGAAATCAATACAATATAAATGGTCAATATCTGACGGTTTAACAAGATGGTTGTATGATTACGTTTTAAAATATTTTAAAGTAGATCCTCATAAGGGATTAAACGGAGATCAACTACGAGCTTATTTTACATTTATTTATATAACTGATGATATCGACGCAGCTCGTAATATCTGGTCAGGGTTCAAAAAACGCTTAGGGATGTTTCCTAGTTTAATGGAGCATCTCATGTTCAAACCTCAAGCCGCGGTTTTACTATTCGACATGCTCAAAAATGACTCTATCTTTTTGAAATGTTTGAGTAAAATAAGCATGCGGTTTTTTAAGTGGTCTATGAAAAGAAACTTAAAAGAACTCGTAAGTAAGTCAACTACCAATAAAATCTCACTTTTACCAACTATGAAATTACTTGGTTTTGAGATGCCTGATAACGACTATATTAAAAAGGTGTATAATCGATATTGGGGAGATTTTGATAACGCTTCTGTAATGATTAGAGAATCTTTAATAAACGGATTACGTAATTAAAATATGATATAATTAACTATACGAACGAACATAAACATTTGGAGAAACCCATGAGTGACATTAACAAAGAAATTGAAGAGATCGCTGGAAAAATAGAAAAATCAACAGTTGACTATAATGAAAAATTGTTTGAAACTATAAAGAAACTCGGACCTGAAGGTCTACGTAAGGCTATGGACTCGCTAGAAGAGAGTGATTTAAAGATCCTAAAATCAGCTTTGATTGAGATGAAGAAAGCCGCTAGTGTGCCAGTAAAGATCAAAGATGCACCTGCAGGTAAAAAAATAGTTAATAAAATTGTAGATTCTAAGTTTGAATCTGAAGTTGCTGACGATGATGAAGACGAAAAAGTAGTTAAAGATAAAAATAAAGATATCAACCATCAAGGTGATGTTTCTCCAGTAGGTCGCGAAGGTCAAATTATAAAGGGCGAAGTAGAAGTTGAGGACGAAGAAGGTAAAAAAAAAGTTGAGATGAATAAAGAAGACTTCGTAGACGAGCATAAGAAACTAAGTGATGTTCTAGAAGAAGGTTCTGATAAAGAACAAGCCGCCGAAGGTAAAGATCAAAAAAAGGAACTAAAACAAGTTCAATCCAAAAAACCTAAAAAAGAAAAAGAAGTACCCGAACTTAAAGTTAAGAAAGGGTGTAAAGATAAATCAATGTCAGAAGATCCAGAACTACAATCAAAAGAAGATCTTAAGAAAGAAGTCAAAAAATCAGAAGATATTAATGACTTAGTTGAAGATCTAATTAAGGGTAGAGGTCCGGATAAACAAAAACGTAAATCTAGAGGTTCTTGTCCTGCTGACGAGGGTGCAAAAGCTGGTAAAAAAGAAGCTGTTTCAAATAGATATGACCAAAAACAAGTTGATTGGTATTCAGATAAATTCTTTCAAAAGGTAGGAGATGCTAATAACGAGGATATTAAAGATTGGATTGATGGTGCTAATGTAAGTCCTAAAGAAGCAAAAGCTATATTTAAAAAAATTAAAAGTTCTCAAAAAGAATATATGGATTTTGGAAAATCAGATATTAATGATCTAGTTGAAGATCTTATTAAAGGTCGCGGACCTGATAAACAACCTCGTAGAAAACGTGGTGATAAAGCTGCAGATGATGCTTTTAAAAGACGTTCAGAAGAATCTGCTGCTAGAAGTTCACAAAAATTCATCTCAGATATAGGTAAGGACGCCGATAAACCTAAAGTTCAAGGTGAATCACTTGATAAGTGGAAAAAGATATATGCTAAAACTGAAGATCGTGAGATGAAAAAATCAGAAAATAACACAAAGGAAATGAGTATGAAAAAGTCAAAAGACGAACTTCTAGAACTTAAAAATAAAGTTATTAAAAGCCTAGAAGACGAAGGAACAGAAGTTACTGACGATCTAGTTAAGGGTAAGATGAAAGAATTTTTAATAGAAGCAATGACTGAAGCTGAGACTAAGATCGAGAAATCGGTTAATTGGGAACCTAAGAATCTTTTAAAAGCTAATACTTTAGGTCGTAATTTCAATTATTCAGTTAATGATCACTATGATTCTTTAATTAAAGCTGTTAACGAAGACGTTGAAAAAGAAAAACTAGCTAAATCTGAAGAGAAATCAGAACCTAAAGAAATCAAAGATTTTAATGATATGATAGAAGAAGGTTTAGATAAATCCAGATCAGACGTTGAGAACGAAGAACTATTAAAGAAAAGTGAATAGTAAGGTTTGAACTATGTCTAATGAACATAATAAAAATACCGGTAAGATAACTGGTTGGAATAAAAAACAAGAAAAAACTTTCAATACCAAACCAATGGCTGGACAAGTTTACTTAGATCCTGTAAAATTTGATAATCTAATAAAATCAAAAGGGGTACGCGTTAAAGTTTATATCAGTATGTATTGTCCTAATGTTAAGTCAGTCGATGGAGCAGAACACGAAATCGATTGTGCAATTACGGGATGTAACGGTTCGGGATTCGTAGATCGTAGACCTATAGAAACACTTGCAATTATTCAAAATCAAAGTCTAGAGAAAATGTCGATGGTTGAGGGGTTTGTAGACGGCAATTCTGTAGCAATCACGTTTCTAGCAGGGATAGAACTTCAGTATTTTACATTGATTGAACTGTTAGATTTTACAGATATATACTTTCAAAGAATAAAACGCATAGCGGTAGGTCAATTAGACGCGTTAAAATACAACGCTCTAAGAATCAATTTGATTGTGGATGAAAATGACGTAGAATATTTCCAATGTATAGATTGCGATGTGGACTTTAATGGGAATCTTAAGTGGAAATCAGGTCGTGGTCCAGCAGCTGGAGTTATTTACTCCGTACATTACGAAGCAGCAGTTCAATACCGCGCAACTAAAGCTTTGCACGTCAACAGATTCAGTCAAATTAAAGCCAAAGAAGGTGGAATGTCTCATATTAAATTTCCGGAGCAATGGTTGGCGACAAAAGAGTTTTTAGTAAAAAGAAAAGATATCGATGGAAATACCATTGATCCAAATCCGTACTAGCATGGTAGTGTATGCTATAAAATTTCCTAATAATAAGTACTATATTGGAATAACTTCTAATTTTAATCGTAGAAAAAAGAAACATATTTGGGAAGCATTAAATGGTAATCAATATTATGTATATAGAGCAATAAGAAAATACGGGATACCTAATTTAAATTGGATAATTTTAAATCAAGCTAATACTTGGGAAGAACTTCAAAAATTAGAAAAATCATATATTAAAAACTATAATTCGTTTAAATGTGGATATAATATGACATTAGGTGGTGATGGAGCATTAGGTGTTACTAGAATTCTATCTGAAGAACATCGTAAAAAGATAGGAATCAAATCTAAAGGACGAAAACATTCTAATGATACAAAACAACGCATGTCAAATATACAGAAAAAAATATTTAATAACAAATCTGAGAGATTAAAAAATGCTATTAGTAAAGGTGCGAAACAGTTTAATGTCTTTGAGAATAATGCAATGATTGGAACTTGGATAAATCAAAGTGAGTGTGCTAGGCATTTAAATATAAATAGATCTGGATTAATCAGATGCTTAAATAATACAAGATCAGAATATAAAGGATATATCTTTAAATTTGTCTAATCCTCCATACTAAAACTTTTAGTTACACCATGTCCGCAACAAGTTGATTTTGCACCTTTTACATATCCTTGACAAGCGTCATATCCTTCTTTCGTAGGTAACTTTCCACATCTAAAACAAGGTCTCTCGTTTGAGTCAACTATTTTTAAAGTATCTGCATATATCCATACTGCATCTTTATAAATTACTTTGTGTCCTCGAACAAAAGATGTTATCATTATTCTTCTCTCCTATTCTTTTTTCTACGATCATATCCAAGTTTAGCCTTTAAATATCCAGATTGCCATCCATAAGAATACGCCGTACAGCAAAAAAATAATACAAATAATAGTAAAGATACCCCGATCCATATTAAATTCATCATTTATCCTCCAATTTCTCTGTTTCTTCAGTACTAGGTTCTATAATATCTGCAGGAATCATACTGGTAACATTATCTTTAGTAAACCAATAATATCTTTCTCCGTCTAGATTACTTACCATACCTAGTTTACCGTATGGTTTATAAATTTTACCGAGTATTAACAGTTTACTCATTTAATTTCCTCTAATAAATTATTTTCCTCTAATAAATCTGATAAAACTGCGGCCTCATAATCTAGTAACTTCTTATTTAATTTAGAGATATGAAAACAATTTTTACATAATATACTGTAATCCATAGAACAATCTTTCCAATCACTATTCCATAATACTACTTTTTTTCTACCACACAAAGCTTTATTTCCTTTTGGTATATGTTCTTTAAATATCATTTGTCCTCCAGTTTATTAAGCTCATATAGTATTTCTCGTAACACGATTAGTTTTCCTTTAAAATATACTCCTTGGTTTTGATTATAAGGATTTTGACTTATATTTAGTCGAGTCTGTGCTTTTTCTAAGTCATTATTAACTTTTTTAATTAACTTTGTTAAATTCATGTTTTTTTAACTCCTTATATTCTTTTTTTGTTATCTTAATCCACTCCCGTCTAGCTTGTAAACCAATAAATCCGTGATAGTAAATTGATACTCTTTTGTAATACTTACCGTTTTTTTCTTTAATGCTTGGATTATAAACATATCCCATTTACATATATCTTCCTGTTATAAAACGGATCTTTTCTAATGGTCTGCGCATCCATTCCGCGATGGCAAAATCAATAGGAACCGGCATATTTATAGCTTTATCGTATTTTCCAACCCATTCTCCATACGAAATTTTAATATAAACTTCTGCTAAGTTGCTCAAAATTAATCCTATAAGTATACCGATCAAAAGATTTTTCATTTGTTCTCTTTAAATTTATATTTAGCTACATCTGCTAATCCTGCGAACGGTTTAGTTGTTAAAGGTTTAGGTGGACGTCTTTGTTTTCTCGGTTTTTTATTGAATTTACTAGCATTTCTAGGTTTACGTTCTTCTTTAACACCTGAATCTACTTTACAGATCTCACATGGAGGTAAAGATTCGATTGATTTTCTTAGTTTTGCACTATAACCGCATTCGCTACAAACATCACTTTTTTCTACTAATTTTTTCACAGTATCACCTCTTAATAGTTATATCAAGTAACCTATATTTAGTAAACCTTTATTTATATATCTAAAATTTGATTTCATCTAGTACCTCCTGAGTCCATATTTTCATACTAGGGAATTGTATCGCTGTAAGATAACCGCATCCACGTTCTCTTGGAAAGCAGCAACCAGTATCAATTATTGCATAAGTGTTTTTAATTCTGGGATTATCGTAAAAAGGTGTGTGGCCAATAATATTATATAAATTAGGTATATCATGATGCCTAAAGTCGCGAGTCCAGAGAACGGTGTCTTCATAAAGTCTCCTGTCGAATTGTTTTTTAGATGGTAAGTCATATACTCCTAATATTAATGAATGAGACACTATTAGATGCCTACCATCTTTATTTACACAATCCTTAAATTCTAAATATAGCGGTAACTTCGAGATCCATTTTTTATGATTTTCAAATAAGCGTTTTCTAAGTTTACGTTCTGGTATAGGCCAAAAATTGCCATCTTTATCTATGTGATTGATTTTAGTATAGGAATCTAAAGTTTGTTTCCCACCGTTACCTAACCACATAGCGTCTGAAAACCGACCGGTCCATTCTAACATCATAAGTTCGTGATTACCCATAACTATATGATATCCTTTACGTTTTACATAGTCAATGACTTTCATAGAATCTGGACCTCGATCTACTAGATCTCCCGTAAAGCAAATCGGTTCGCCTTTAGGTAGTTTCTTAATTAATGCTAATAGGGTTTTATAACACCCGTGAACGTCTCCAATTACTATTACTTGCATAATTAAATTTATCAAATTTGAGTAAAAAAGTACATGCTTTTTGTAAGTTATTGATATTACATACTTAAAAAATAATTGAAAAATAAAAGATGTACAAACCTAAAAAAAGTATGATAATATAAGAATTACAGGGAGAAAAGAAGGAGGTTTCATGACTAATCAAGAGGTAGTTTTAGAAAATGATCATGTTTGGATTCGCTCATTAATTAAAAAATATAATCTAGAAAAAGATCCAGAAAAACGTAAGATATTAATGAAAAAGATGCTTCATGCGAAAAAAGTAATCGATCAGCAACAATTTTTAATTGCTTGTGCTTAGGAGGTTAAATGAATAATCACGATGCGTACACTGCACATCTCCGAAAACTTGGTAAAAAACCTTTGCTTACTAAAGATGAAGAAATAGAAATATCAAAAAAATTAGACAGCGCAGATTTGTCAATCTTAAAAAAGTGTGTAAGTAGTAAATTATTTATGAAAGAACTTTTATCTATAAAATTAAATGTTGAAACTAAAAAAGATTATGTCGTGAGATTAACTAAGAAATTAAAGAATGATTCTACAGAAGAAGAAATCAACGTGTGCAAATCACTTTTACTAGATATATTAATGTTAACTGAGATCTGGTTTGAGTCTTGGAATTTAGATCTAGAAAATATGATTTATGATAAGTTAGTTGAGTTTTCAATAACAAATACAGCTCTTAACTCGTTATTAGATCCTATTAGGGATATATCTAAAAATATTTCTGAGATGAGTCCAGAAACTAAATCAAATTTCAGCAAGTTAAAAGTTAAAAATATTAACGAATACAACGAATTAATTTTAAAAAGTATGAATTCAACGTTTAGTATTAAGTATTGCGATCATCGTAATATATCAATTAGTGAATTTAAAAAATACATCACGTGTCAAGAAAATATCATTAAATACTATCAAAAGCATGAATTAAATTTAAGTGACTCTCATAATAATATAATTCAGTTCACTAATAAGATTAAGAATATTAATGATAAAGTTCAACATCTAAAAAATGTTTTGATTGATCGAAATCAGCTTTTAGTAGTGTCTAGAGTAAAATATTTCTTAAATCGCGGATTTGACTATTATGATCTAGTGCAAGAAGGAAATCTAGGATTGATAACTGCGGTAGATAAATTTGAACATCAACGAGGATTTAGATTTAGTACTTATGCTACTTGGTGGATAGATCAAGCGATACATCGCGCGCTATCTAACAAAAGTCAGATCATTAGAATACCGATACATATGCAAGACCATGTGTCGAAAGTTGACAAAGCTATGAAAATAATAAGATCTGAAATGGGAACTAATTATAGTACGTCAGATGTATGTGAAAAATCAGGATTAACGGAATCTCAAGTAGATGCAGTTTTGAGACTTCCGATACCCCCGATCAGTATTGAAACTGAATTAACTAAAGATTTACAATTAAAAGATCTTATTCAATCTAAAGATGAGAGTACAAATCCATATGCTGAGACCGCGAAAAAAATGTTTAATACTACGATGGCTGAAATTATAAGTGAACTTCCATCTAGAAGTCAAAAATTAATAAGACTTAGATTTGGCATCGGAGAGAAAAAACCACATACTTTAGAAGAAATAGGTTTGGAATTCGGTATAACAAAAGAGCGAGTTAGACAATTAGAAACTGCTGCGTTGGCGAAATTACATAAAAAAGGTGTCAAAAAATTTGAAGGAGAACTATAATGGATTTAGTATTAATAGTACTTTGTTGGTGTTACTGTCCTACGTGGTTTAGCATCCTTTTAACAGCATATTTAGTATTAATTTCAATAGAAAGATTCGGGAAGGATGATAAATAATGGCTAAAGTAACAATAGAAATAGATATCTTTTTAGATAATCCAGTGACCAAGAAACGTTTGAAGGAACTAGCGCAAAAAATCGTAGACAAAGGTGCTCCTTATGTTACGGGGAGTATAGTTAATTTATTAAATATAACAATAGATTCGGAGGATTAAATGACAGAATTGATACTAAGTATATTAGCAGGAGTAGGTTTTGGTTTTGCAATTTTAACAGTATGTCAATTAATTAATATTTCATTTTTATTATGGAAATCTCATAAACGCAAAAAGACATTCCCATCTATCGATAAAATGAAAAAAGGAAAATCGTGTTTTGATAAAGACGAAACTCATAGTTGGGAAAAAGCTAAACTTGCAATATTAAATTCTGAAATACCATCTGAAGAAACTTTAGTATGTATTAAGTGTGGAATGATCTCAAATACTGATAAACAACTAAATAAACCAGGAATCGAAGTTTTAAAAGAACAGATTGAACTTAGAATAAAACAAGAAAAACTAATTGAGGATATACATGCTAGAGTTAAAACTGAATTACTTCAAGCTTTAGACGATTTTATAAAATCTCAAGAACCTGATATAACAGACGAGTATCTAAGAAAACTATTTTTTTACGCAATTAACGCTTCAAATGACGTTACCGCTAGAATAACAAAAGAAATGGAATCTGCGATACATGAAGAAAGAGTTCAAAAAGTTCTAGATACCTTAGAGGAGGAAAAATGAAGTTTAAAGAATGGTGGAATGAAATCTTAGGTGAAGAGTTAGGTATAAGATATGACATGGGATTAGAAATTCATACAAAAGAAGACTACCATGCTGCATGGAAAGAATCCCGCAAAGGTTATGTGAAGCTTAAAGATGTTGAAGATATATTAGAAAAAGAAATGTTTAAAAATGAAAAAGATGAAATTGAACAAACAGTTAATGTTAGAATAGGGCGGTCTTTAAAACAAATCAAAGCACTTGGAGGAAAACCCAAGAAAAAACCCATTAGAAAGTGGCATCCTTACAATACAATAAAAAAATAGTTGATTATTTCAATAAAATTTAATAAATGGTATAATTACTAATGAGTGATATATCAGTAAAATTCATGGCTGATAAATTAGGAAAAGATATAGAAGACGCTACTCCTAGAGTAATTGCTGAAATAAATCAAGCAGTTGCCGATTTGGCGAATGCTTCTTATTCTGCGATTCTAGCTAATGCTCAACAACAACTAGATTCTACAAGACAAGACTATATATCTGGATTAGAATTTACTAAACTTGGTGATGATTCTTATGTAATATCATTATCTGGAGACTTCGCTAACAGACTAGAAGAAGGTTTCGGGCCTTATGATATGAAAGAAGGAATGCTTCGATCTGAAAAAATAGTTGGAGTAGGATCTAGGGCTGGTGAAAAATGGGTCAGGCAATCAAAAGATGGTAAGAAATACGCTGCTGTGCCATTTGAACATCAACCGTTCAAAGCTGGGAAAACCGGTGATATGGAATCTGATATAAAGAAACTATTAGCTTTTAATCGACAAGGTAAGCTTCAAAAGATCACTAAAACGTTCACAGATGACCTAGGAAAGCCCCTACAAGGAAAAGTTGCTACCGCTCATAATGCTACAGGAAACCTAGAAAGTCTCACTAAGATGCAACACGTGAGCGATGAGGGGCGCGTTTCTAGTCTTTATATGACTTGGAGAATAGTTAGTGAAAATTCAACGGGATTTTTACACCCCGGGCACCCCGGATTGCATTTTTTCAAAGAAGCAGAGCAGTACGTTGAAGCAGAATTAGAGAACATTATTAATACAT